GGCTTTTGCTGCAAGACCTTTCTTTTCTTCTTCAGTAAGATCGATCCCTCTTATTTCTTCGAACGTCTTCATTTGGTATCTCCTTTTTTTCCAAACATTTGATGATATTTTATAGTGTGCTTTGATTTTTGCATAGGTTTTTTGCGGGCTTCTTTATCTCCAGGTGCATCTTTATATGCTGCTGGATTACTATCAGACATCTTAGCCTGCTTTTTAAACTGCCTATCTCTCTTCTGTTTAGTACCCTTCGAAAGGCCAGCATGATACACTGCAGGTTGAGTGCCTTTTCTGCCCTTAATGTCAGGATCTTGAGCTACTTCTGGAGCTTCTCTTATTTCTTCGAATGTTTTCATCAGTTATCCACCTTTGATCCACCTCTCCATTGATAACAAGACCAATAGCGTGCTTTATGTTTTGGCCCAGGATTATCGCAGTTATGTCTTGCTCTGAAGTTCTTTCTTCGATTTGGATCATCTCTTTTGATTTCCATATTTGGATCACCAAACCTTACAACCACGATGTTTCCGCTTGGTCCTTTTACATAAACCTTAAACTTCTTATTAGGATTTTCACTAGTCCTAATAGGATCATTAAGCTTTACTTTTTTACCCTGATGCTCTGCCTCAGTGATTTCTAAATCTTCGTAAAGATCACATGATTCGCAGAAGTCATCTATATCTTGAGCTCTATGTTCTTTAAATTTCATTTTACTATCCTTACTTATGAGCCGAAACCGCCGTCGCTATCTTGTCCCCAAACGGTTGTTGTAAATCCAAAGTCACTATCAGCATCTCCAATAGTATTTATAGGATTTGGATCAATCTGTATTGTTTGTAGTCTTACGTCTGAATCAACAGTTAGACCTATCGCAGAATCAACAAATCCAACTTTATTTGCAAATATCTTAGCAACAGATTGTCTGATAATCTTCGATGTTGGTATAGGTCCATAATATTGTGTTCTCATCTCAAAATCGATTGTATAAATTATAGTTCTTCTTGAACCAAGATCCCCTTCAAAATCATCTGCAAATCCTACACCTGTTAACGTGATTGGTATATCTTCTTTAAATGATGGATGTTCAGAGGGAAATGGTGTAATAGTTAATGTGTATTGAGGATTAAAAAATGGTAATACTTGCTCAACCATTTGCAATGCATCATCTTGCGACTTAGCATACATATTCAACTGAAATCCTATAACATATGGCACAGCAGTATTAAATTTTTGTCGCGCTGTGTTTATGGTTCCTGTATTTGTAAAGTGAGCAGTCTTTGCAAGTTGTCTAGTAGTATCATAACTTATGCTGTTTATCTCAAAAGACATGCGTGGTAACTTTATAGCAACTTTTGTATCTTCAATAAGATCAGGGTTTTCTCTTATCCTATCAAGATACTTTACTTTTGGCGCGTACGTTAATGGCACTTTAACTTGACTTATTACTCCACCGCTACTATTCTTTCTCAAAACGTAGATGTTATTAAAAAGCCTGCCAAATATAGCAACGCATTTCCTTGTTTTTTCGTGGTAAAAATGGGTGCCAAACATAACTAACCTTTATAAATCTTTTGTAAATGATCTTCGAAAGCTTCAACTTTAGTTAGTCTATTAGGCCAAAGTATATACTCTTTTTCTGGATTCTTCTTTAAATTATTTAACAACGGGATTACAGCATTGTAAAGTTTGTCAAGCTTTTCTTGTGTAGTTGTAGCCGTTGATTCTACAGCTGCAGCTTTCTGCGTTACTTTTTGAACAGCTTCGAGTTCGTCTTCATCGACTGCTGTAAAACCAAAATCAAATAAATCATCTGCCATTAATTATTCTCCGGATCTCCAAATGGGTTATTCTCGCTAAAATCTAAGAAGTCGTCAGAGAAATCACTAAAGTCTGCGTTTTGTTCGTTTTCTGATATTTGGTTATTTTCTGCCACAGCAGTTACTGCAAATGATGAATCGTTTCTACCAACACCAGATATAGTTATATGATGTTTATTTGAGGTTGAAAAGTTGTGAAACTTACCATCAGTAGCTCCAGCATGTACGACTTCAAGCACATTTGTGTCTTTGTTATAACTTATAACTTCACCTGTCATATTAACACTCAGATCACTATCAATCAATTGACTCACGGTGTTCCCAGCTTCTGAGAAGAAGCTTGTTGCAGCTAGTGTCAATGAATACTTGTACGCATAATCTTTTTCAATCTTATCAATATCTGTAACACCTGTATCAAGATCTTCATCGCTGTATTCGAATAGAGAAGCTCTTAACTTAAATGTTGGTACATTTTCTAATTGATAGAATGGTTGTTCATGCTCTACGTGTCGTATTTCAAACATTGATTTAGACATTGGTAAGAATATCAAATCGCCTTCTCTTGGTCTTTCCCCGCTTATCTCATTATCGTATCTTCCTACGGTGTCACCCCATCTTCGGCGTGAAACTACAAAAGTGGCTTCGTCTCTGATCTCAACACCAAACTTTGTGAATAGATCTCCTTCTCCTTCAAATCCCTCAACGTTTTCGATAAACATCTCTATCTTATATGAGGAATTAAAACGAGAAGGTACGTCATCTCCGAATATCTTATTCTCGTTGACTATATCTCTTGGAAGGTAGTATACTTCTTGACCGTATATCTTAAGAGATTCGATTACTAAGTTCTCATATAGTAACTGCTCTGACCTAACACCAGATTTAATATGAAAGTTTTTAGCCATATAATTATCCTATAAAGAAATCAATTGGTGCTTCGTGCTCTAGTCTTATTCTCTCTCTTAAGTCTTGTAATTCTCCTGTTGCATCATCATATAGTTGTCGACCGTTTATGATAACTCCTCCAGGAAGTTGCATACCCTCGAACTTCATCAAGTTTAAACCCCACTGCTCTTTTATCAAAGCAGTAGCATATGATTTTAACCACATATCGTTATAAACACTTCCGTGCGCTTCTGGATCTATTGAGCTATAAGTATCAATAATCACAAAGTCGTCTGCTTTTATATCGTTATCTGTAAAATCTCCAAATATATAAAGTCTATTTTGCCTTCTCGCAAACTCTACCAATGGATGGCCATTGAGTTTCATATCTAATAAGGAAAGATGCTGTTGTAGTTGCTCGTAATAAGCAAGATCACCAGCAAAGTTATTTAAGTCAGCGATGTCGTTTAACATCATCTGATACTTTATGTCAAAGAAGTTGTATGAAGTTCCAAAAGACGAAGATATTGGAAGCATTCGCTTAACATATAAAACGTTCGAAGGAATACTTATATATTGATTAGTAACATCAGAAGCAGTTACTTGGTGTTTTAGATAACCGCGCACGGTCGCGTCTGAGTGATATTCTTGATAGTATTGAATCGCTTCATCAATACGATCTTCGATTTGATCTACGTCAACATTGACTTCAATAACAGGTTCGCCGAGTCTTCTCTTACAATAATCTATTAATGTTGCACGGGATGTTGGATTGGCCATAAATATCTCCGTTTAAACTTATTAGCAGTATTTATACTATTTATAAGTTTAATCAGCAGCCTTTATGGTCAATGTTCCTGCAGCTACTTGTTTTAGTATCTCTGCGTAGTGCCTGTTAGCAGGATCACAAGGAATAAAATGTATTTTCCCATCTATTTTAGCTTGTATTGTTGTTTTCCTATTATCTATATATTGTGCTTCTGTTATGTTCATTTATTCACCTACAATTCTGCATCAACAAATATGTTATAAGTACTTGAAGTAGTATACGTTGCCATAGCATACCCTGCTGTAGTAGACTCTCCTGTTAATGTAACTGTAAGCCTACAAGACTCTGTACCTAAGTCATGGTACTGTTGAGTTGAATCATCAAGGTTACCTGCTGAGTGATAGACTTGCATAGGTCCACCAGAAGTAGTTATAGTGGGGCTTTTTAATTTTGGTAAATATTTATGAGATGCCCTAGAACTTCCTGTGTCATATGCATAACAAACATTTACATATGTACCACTTGGATATGTTTGTTTTTGAAAATATCTTTGGCACTTTCTTAATGTAGTATAGAAAGACTCATGCTCAAAAGCTGTTGCGGTATCTCCTACTTCAGCCTGGCAACCAGTGAGAAAAAATGTAGCAGCATCTGTTTGTGTCCATTGTGTTTGAGAAGAAGTACTTAATTTGTGTGTTGCTGTCCAAGTATTTGTTGATGTTTCATGATAGTCAGTTCCAGCTCCTAATACCCAATGTATACTAAACCCTGCAGTATTGTCATTAGGTATAGCTGCTCCTGTGTCGCCAACAAACGTAACTGACTTATATTCCCATGTATTAGTAGCGTTTATAGCGTAAGTCTGAACACTACCTCTACTTGCCGCTCCATCTCCTAATGATAGGCCATAAGTTCCTGCAACACTAGACTTTACCCAAAAAGATATTGTTACTTGCTTTGCATCAGATGATCCGTAACATAGATGTTGAACATCTTGACCTTCTGCAGTATAGTGTATATACGCTGAGTTTCCAGATCCCATAGTTGTGGCGCCATCTTTTGTAAGTTTCAAACATTTTACCAGACCAGTAGTACCTCCTGGACCATCTGTCTGCTGAGCCATCACGAAGTTGCCCAATCCACTACTGTTTTGTGACATTCTATATCTATCTAAAGTTGCATAACCACCGCCTGGATTTGTTGCTGACGTAGCTCTTTCTGACACTTGCATAGCGCCATTGATAATAATATTTTTATTACCACTACTTCCTTGAGCAGTGTCACTCAATTTTGCAGGAGTAATAGCACTAGCATTTATATTTTCAGACGCAACTTTAATTGCACCTGGTAAAGTACCTGCAGATATGCTCTTAAGTTTTAATTT